GAAGATCCATACAGTACTGTATAGTTAACATAAAAAATATACGATAATGTCTTCCATTCATAAAAACACAACGCATATCACGATCACGTGTCCATTTATTATCAAACATACAATCATCTAATAACATAAAAACACTATGACTTGGATCTTTAAAATCTTCTTTTTGTGCTGATGTCATTTTTTTAACAACTTTTTGTTGATTTGTAATTACCTTTTTAATAACTTCAGGTTCATATTGTCCATAAATAAATGAATCAGGTACATAATCTTTGTAATGTTCATTTGATTCTTCAGTTCCACTCATAACAACTCCTACAGGTATTTTACGTTGATGATAAAGTATATCTGTTACTAACTGACTTTTACCAGTTCCACGTCTTCCAATAAATACACAAACTCGGCATGGATCTATACTTGTTGGATCAAATTTTTTAATTTTAATATCCATTAATAATAATTATTAATTTTAAATTTTCTTTAAAATTAAAAGTTATTTTATGTAAATCATTTATACGAATTAATATCTATTTATTCATTTATTTAATTTATTTTATGAAACTTGTTTAAGATGTTTTTTTAATTTCTTTCCAAATGCTGCTTTTGCAGGTGCTGGTGGTGGGGGTGCATATTCTTTTTTATTACCTTTACGTCCACAACAAAAGTAACAACAACATATAAGAACTATACAAGGTGCCGTTGCAATTAGTACTGCTGCTAACATTGCTGTACCAAACATTGCTGCTAATGCATTCATTATACCATCTATTTTAGTTGATTGTACTGATTTGCTAGTTGCTTCTAAAGAATTTGCAATTGCAGTTGCAGTTGAGTTAGTTGTTAATGCACTCATAATTAAATCAACAATCTGTGTTGAAATAATTGCTTGTGCATTATTAAATGAAGTACCTTTACCAAATGTTCCTCCTGCTATATTAATAACTCCTGTATTTGTATTACTTACAAATCCAGAAATTTGAGTTGTTGTTCTATTTGTTATATTATTAGTTACATAATTTGAAATTGATTGATTTATACTTTGTGTTGTATTTTGACAATTAAATCCTATTGCTAAAGCACCTAATTTAGAACTTGATTCGTTTTCTGCAAGTGATTGAAGAGCAGATGTAATTTTTTGTTGTAATTCTGATGTATTTGTAACAGCAGAATTTATTTTTATACTCTGTGATGAATTAATTGTTTGACCATTTGAAATTGTACAACCATCTGGACAATTAATAGGACCAGTTATATTTAATGTAAAAGTATTTATATTATTTGCTATTGCTGATCCAGTTGTTGTTGTTTCTGTTGTAATATTTGTAACTGCATTATTTACAGCAGATAAAGTTTGTTGAACAGATTGCGATTGTGAATTTCCCATAATATATTATTCTTTTAGTATTATAATTTATTTTAATTTACATTAAAAATAAAAATAAAAATAAAAATAATAATATTTATTATTAGAAGAGGTATAATTAAAAATGAGTTCTGGTTTAGGATCAAGTGATCCTATACAACAATTACCAACATTATCACTTGGTGCTAATGTTGGAAATTTATCATGTGTTATTTCATTTGATAATATTTTATACATTAATAATAATGCTTATTCAACATTTACAAATTGGAAACCACAACCTGGATATAATTGGTTACAATATGTATTTGATAGTTCTAATGAAGGAAATGGATTACAAATTTTTATAGATGGAAGTATGACTGCATATGAATCTAATGGTAGAGAATATCCTATAAATTTACCTTCATCAAGTGGTGGTGTTATATCTGGAACTGTTTATCAAAGTTATTTTTATATAGTTGGTAGAGACTATAATTTATATTATTCAACTGTTGCAAAATTAAATACACCTTTAACTGATTCACAATGGGTTAAAGTAAATTCTCCTTATAATAATAATATTAGAAAAATATGTAAAGCAACTGGTTCAAAAAATTTATATTTTATAACCAAAGATAATCAATTAATTTATGGAAAAGATATGTGGTTAAAACCAACTATAAATTTATATACTTCTACTAATAATACAACTTATGTAACAACTGCTATTAAAACTAATATTAAAGATGCAGCAACAGATGGTTATAGTGTATGGATGGCAGATAATGATGGAAATTTAACATTTTCACCACCACCTGGAACAGGATCTATGGTATCACTTGGAGGTAAAACCCGTGTTATATCTATTGATGTTTCTATTAGTGGTAATTTAGGTATTATTACTTCAGATGGATCAGCATATTATGCTTTAGGAAGTGAAGGATCTATATCAGCATCTAATACAGCAAAATGGAATACTATTAATTTAGTTAATTTAAATAATCGTAGTACATCATCAACATCACGGTTAGTAGTATCTGAATTAGCACCAATACCAAAAGAAACTAGTTTATCTTTTGGTTCTAATAATGGAAATTTATCATGTGTTATTTCAATTGATAATACATTATATACTAATACAACAGCATATTCACCTTGGTCATCATTATGGACACCTGGAATAGGTAATAACTGGTTACAATATATTTTTGATAGTTCTGATGAACGTTATAGTTTACAAGTTTATAAAAATGGAAGTATGACTGCATATGATAATACTAAAAAAGCATATCCAGTGTATTTACCTAAAACAAGTAGTGGTGCTATATCTGCAACTATTAGTACAGAATATATTTATATAGTTGGTAGAGACTATAATTTATATTATTCAACACTTTCAATTTTTAAGAAAACTTTAACTGATTCAAGTTGGATAACCGTAACTTTTCCTTATAATAATAATGTTAGAAAAATATGTAAAGCAAGAGCAGGTTCAAAAAATTTATATTTTATAACTAAAGATAATCAATTGATCTATGGAAAAGATATGTGGTTAAAATCAAGTATTGAATTATACAGTTCTACCAATACTACAAAATATGTAACTACTGCAATAGCAACTAATGTTAAAGATGCAGCAACAGATGGTTATAGTGTATGGATAGTATATAATGATGGAAAATTATCATATTCACCAGCACCAGTTATCAATACAGCATCTATAGTATCACTTGGTAAAAGTAATGTTATATCTGTTGATGTTTCTAATACTGGTAATGTAGGTATTATTACTTCAGATGGAAATGCATATTTTGCTTTAGCAAGTGAAAAACCTGTAATAAACTCAAGTGTAAATTGGTATACTATGAATTTAAATAATTTAAATACACCTAGTTCAAATCCATATACAAGAACACTAGGACCAACTTTAGGACCACCTGGCTATACTAATCTTTTTTATGGTAATAGCACACCTGTATTTGGATCTCCACGTGTAATAACTCTTAAAGGACAAATACCTTTATTAAATTGGAGAGATGGTACTGAATATCATTTTAATGGTTGTGGATATAGTTCAGGTTGTCCAGCATATGGAACAAGTAGTACAGTTGGTAGTGGATTAGCAATGGAAGCAGATCCAAAAAAAATTATACAATGGGTTGGATATACATATGATAGTTGGTGTGAAGGTGCTGCTGGTAAATCTAGAGGAGTCTGTTGGGTTCCAAGTGATTTTATTACACATGTATTTGGTCAAGGTACTGAAGTTACTATTGGTTCAAAACCAATACCTGCAAGTGGAAAACAAGAAGGTGATCCAAGTGCATTAACACTTCAAATAACTCCTTTTAATAAAGTATTAAATACACCTTATAGTGATCCAACAAAATTAGGTAGTATAAATCCATCAGTAACAATTCCTACATTTTCAAGTATTTCTTTTAATTTACCTGATCCCAAACAACCAGTTGATATTGATTCTAATATACCTTTAATATTAATAGGGTATAATTCAAGTACTTATGCAAATGGAAAACCAGGTATAACTGCTGCTGGTTCAGTTATTGATCCAATTCAATTAAATAATTATTTAAATGATTATTTATTTACAAATGTTAATGGAGTACCTCGTATATCAAAAGCAACAACTGGTGTTTATGCTAATCTTCCAACAATAATTTCACAATTTAAAGCAATAGTTGGTAATATTTATAATACAGGTGCATTAAATTATTGTACAGGTAGTAATTTAGAACAACAATTTTGTACAGATTGGTGTTCTTTAAAACCAGTTGGTGCTGGTGCAGAAGGTGGTGCAGGACAATGTGATGTAAATTTAACAAATTGGTGTCAATTAGGATCAGATCAGAAACCTTATACAGATCCTGCTTCACAAATATCTCCTGGTATAGATTCATTAGATACATTACTTACTAAATTTCCAAATAGTAAAAATAAAATTTGTAATGCATTTATGCCTGCTCCATCTTATTATGCAGCATATGTTTTTTCAAGTAAAATTATGCCTGAAAATTCAAAAACTGTTGCAAATCCAACTGGTATAAATTTTATAAGTGGTAGTGGAACTAATTATTTTAAATATACTGATGATCCAAATGATCCAGAGTGTGCAAAAAATTGGAATTATTATACTTCTGATGGTATAACTTTAATACTTGGTAATATACCAAATATAACTAAAGAAGGTACTTCTAAAAATTGGTGTGCATTAAAAAATCCTATTGTACAAACTACTGGATCTAATACTGGACCTGATAGTAAAGGACCGGGTGCTACTATTACAAATTCACAAATTACAAGTGCTCTTTCTAAAGCAAAACAAAATGCTATTTCTCCATCAAGTGAATATACTAGAAATAGACTTGTATATGATGGGTTAGATAAAGCAAATGCATTTGATGAACCAATGTGTACTGCACTTGGTGTTGGTGCTATTGTTAAAACAAGATCATATTATAATTCAGGTGATAAAGTTACAACTTGTAAAAGTATAAATATATGTTTAAATTCAAATGTACTTAATAATTATGGTGATATTAAAGGTGATGTCAAATTTAATTCAGAACAATCTATTAATTGTCCAGTTAATCCAGAAACACCTGGAGCACCTGATACACCTGGTTCAACCATAACATATAATGGAAGTGGTAATGTTCCAAGTGGAACAAGTATAGGTATAGATCAACAACAATTAAATGGTCTTGATCCAACTTATCAAGTAGTACAAACAGGACCTCGAGCAGTATTTACACCAACACCTGTAAATACACCTGTAATACCACCATTACCTGATACATCAAATAAAAAAATATATTTAATTGGAGGTGTAATATTACTTTTAATTATTTTAGTTTTATTATTTATAATCTTAAAAAAGAAATAAATTAACTTTTAACTTTTAATTAAAAAATTAATTTACTTTTTTTAACAACTTTAAAAATTTTAATTTAAAATTTTATTCTTTTTCTTTATTCTTTTCACCCCATGCTTTAGTTGCATCAGTAAAACGTTGTGTATGGGGTTTATCAGGGTTTTTCTTCTTATCATCTGACATAAATTTTCCCATAAAAATATTATATTCTGATGGTTTTCGTGGTTTCTTTTCCTTAGCAGGTTTTATTTTACCAAATGATGCAAGTTGAGTTTCAAGTTCAGAAACACGTGATTCAAGATCTTTAGTCATTGTTTTTATTTTTACTTTTACTTTATTTATATTAATTTTCCGAATTAACGTTTAGTTTCTTTAATAATTTGACGAGTTCGTTTTAAAAGTGCTTTTCC